AGGACGTAGATGGAGTGGACGTATCGGGATGGTTTGTAGGTCAGCTTAACGAGCTTGGGTACATTGCGATTGCAAGGGCTTTGCCACTAGAATGAGGTAGATTAGAAAATTCTAATTTAGTAATTTGGCATTTGTATTAGAAGAATCTAATATAGTAGTATTTTTTGTTAAAAAGATAGTTGGCGATAACTATAGGTGTTATTAGGTATTTTACATTTGATAATGATGCTATTAAACAGAGGTATCCTACGTAGGATACCTCTGTTAGCTGTTTATGGGGATGTAAGGTGGTACTAAGTGTATGCTGAAAAGTTGTTGATAGGAATATTAATGATCAGAAAGCTTATTAGGTGAGGTGGTTATGTGGAGAAGGGTAGATGCATTTCTAATCCTGAAATACGATGTCCTTACTATGCTGGTGGGGTGGTGCCCATATGTGGTGTGTGTAAGCACTATGAGCATACTGGGGTGTATGTAGAGTTTAACGAGGAGTATAATACTTGGGCCACCAATGGTTGTTTATTAAACATGTCTATACCATGCATACTACCTGAAGAGGAAGTTATCTCACTATCAGTGTGCTCAGTATGCGAAAAGGGTGGGTTTAGGAAGCTTAATGAGATGCTAATGGGGAGGGGCAAGGATGTGTGATGGCATAGATAGATTATTAAAATTGATGGTTGTATGTATGTGGATAGGAGTGGCATCCATTGTAGGTGGGGCGGGGTGGGGAATATATTATGTATTTACACGAGTGTTGCAGTTGCTTAGCTCATTAAGAGCGAGCCCCCGATATAGCCTAGTTGATTTTAGATTACCCCGTTTTGCTAGCTTGTCTATTTATAGACGATTTGCTAGTGGGGGTAAGAGCGAGCCCCGATAGGGGCGAGCGGTACATCTAGGCCCGCCTACCAGAAACATACCATTTTTCTTATCGGCGTAGTATGACCGCTAACTAATCATATATGTAGAGGATGTGTAAGAACGTAATGGCGTCACACCTAACCACCGCGCTAGGCGCATCCCGGTACGACATTGACCTTAGCTTTAAGGAGTCAGTTCACAATACTACGCCCACCTGCCTAGCGTGTGGCCAACCAGCCGTCTATCGGCTAGTGGCCAAGCATGATGGGGTAAATAGTCAAGCTGTGCAGTCAAGCGGTTATGTCTGCGAGTATCATTTATCAGTGCAACCTATATTTAGCCCTAAGGACTTTGGCATACGCTTATTAGAATAGGAAGGTGATATTATGGCTATGGTACCAACCCCGGCTAAACCTACACAGCTGGAGACTAAGTACTACAAATTAGAAAAGCTATGTGCATGGGAACATATCTCACAGCTTAATAGTAGACTCTTAGATGGGGAGTCCCCTACTAGGCTATCAGACTGGTGTAGGCTACATGGATTTAGCATCTCTATTCAGAAGTTGTATGAATATAAGGCCCTACTACAGAGCTCCCTAGCTAAGGAGATAACTGTAGAGAAGCTATTAGGCATTAGTGCCGCAGGGATTCCTACCCCTAGACAGTCCATCATGCTACCTCCTATTGTGCACCAACAGGCTAAAACCCAAGTACGCAATGAACTTCAGGTGCTAGACTTAGTGATACAGCGCGGGTTTGATAGCTTACTGGATGCCAAGGAAGTTAGTTTATCTGACACTCTTAAGGCCATAGAGATGAAGAATAAGCTGACACAGGGTAAGCACGCTGGACTTACTGAATTTGGTCTAGAACAGGTACGTGAGCTGGAGGATAAGAAGTTTGCTGCTATACTTGAGATAATCAAGGAGTATGTACCTTCAGATAAGTGGGAAGAAATGGATAAGTCTATTGCCGATGTGGAGTATGCTTATTACAAGGAGCACGCTCCTGAATACCTGAAACAATATGAAGATGCTCAGACTGAATAGGTAAGGAGGTGATAAAGATGACAAGCCCTATTGATACCATAGTATCCCAGATAGGTATGCCGAGCAGTCTGACAGTAAGATCCTGCGTAGACCATGGTAAGTTCTTAGTACCTAAACATAGTAAATTTAAGTGCCCAGGTTGTGCTAACCTAAACAGCATACCTGATGGTACAGGAGGTAACGGTGACACGGCACTCATTAATGAGGCTAAGGTTGTAACGTTGAATGCTATGAAACATTATATTAGTTTGGGGATGTAGTGTGGCCAGTAGGGCTAAAAAATAAATATTTGCCAAGTTTGCAATAGAGGAACACTATTTTATATAGTGTTCCTCTTGCTGTTATGGCTGTGGTATGGGTGATATATGGTGTACCTACGGGGGAGCTTCCTTTTTTAGGAAGAGGGGTGACATTAAAACATATAATTTGTAAGATAACCCTACCAGTGATATCATAATGCGAACGATTTGGATTCTATATAAGTAACATAATTTTTTTAACATAAGAAGAGGGGCCAAACGTACAAAACCATACAAACCACATAAGGTTGGTGAAGGCCATATATTACTGGAAGAGAAACACCAGTAAGCATATGGACAATGATTACTATAATATGGTTACTTCTTAATAGACTTTATTATATCTTACTATTTCAGAGCAACTGTAGGAGCCCCGTTAGGGGCGAGTACTAGTTTGCTCTTGGCGAAGCCAGTAACCACCTATAACACAGTATAATCACTTGTAGTTGTATTACAGTAATAATACTCATTACAGATGATTTATTCGCCCGCAAAGCGGGCTCAGTTGACATCATCATGGTATCCCGGAGTCGTTACCTCCTCCTCCTTTACCATGATGAGATTCAATAAGGGTAAAGTTACAAACCTTATAAACGGGTTTGTAGGTATCAAGCTCTTAAGTTATACCCATTTAGAAGTCAAGGAGAAAGAATACACTTCAGATACATGATTATATGTGGCTACACCCTTCAGTAAGAATTTATACCCCACGTACAAAATAAATTTTATATGAAAGAGGCACTTAAAATATGAAAAGTCATATAACCACATACAGCTTTATTAAGAAAGATGTGAAAGAGTGGTACAATCTAGAAGTGTTTAATAGAAGAACTCAGCAAAGTTTATACTGGTTAGGCTTTATATATGGAAACGGTTCACTCAGCACTAAAAAGCAACCAAGCGAGGTATCAGTTACATTCCAAGGTAAAGATGAAAAGCACTTACACATGCTAAGAGAACTACTATGTCCTAAGGCTAGGGTAAGAAATCATTCAGATACTTCTACCACAGATACAAGGTTAACAGTGTCTTTTTATGACTATGCCTTACACACTCAGATCACTAAGACAGGACTACCCCCCAGACACAGAGGTGTTGCTGGTGGTACTATGAACCCGCCACTAACTATCTATCGCAACACTCATCACTTTATAAGAGGTTATATAGATGGTGTAATCATCCTAGAAAAAGATGCCTTAGTCATACCGAGAATAAATGAGAGATTTTTAAACTGGATCATCACTAACACAGGTGTACTAGGCAATAAAGAGCTCAACACATCATTCCCACCTTTACACCCTGGTAAGCAGTGTTGTAAATGGACTATCAAGAATCCATCTGAACTATCTAAGTTACACAGCTATTTGTATGATGACGCAAATATATTTTTAAGCACAAACAAGGTCACTATGCAGTTGCTATCCTCTGCTAATATAACCTCATCTTTACTACTGTCTTGCCTAAGATCCGCCAATTGCACAAACACTGCACAAACACTGCACATTCTTTTAAGTACACTTCCATCCAGCCTATCTAGAATCCGGTTTCAATTTATAAAACCTGCCCCACCCATACCACCCGGCTACACTTATTAAAGTTTCCACACCAACAGATACTTGACTTTTTCGCAGATCCATGGTATAATTTGAAAGTCAGAAGGATGTCTCGTGGGTTAATGGCTCGCGTAGTCTTTCTGCCATACCTCCTCAGTATGAAGTTTCATACCCTTCATACTAACTGGCCTCACCTCTTCCGTAGCAGGTGGGGCAATTTTTATCCATTCCTCTACCAGGTAACCTTACTTGACTTTTCCTCCGGCTCGTGATATAATGAAAATGGAGGCGGAGGGTATGCCCCACCTACCAAAAAATAGGAGGTACGTATGATGGATGTTGAGCTAGAGTTCAAAAAATGCCTAGATGAGTGTCACCTAGAACCTCAAGAGGCATTCCAAGATGTAACCATTCGCTTAATGGAACTAGATCTGCCTAGTGATGAGGTAGGGGTTAATATGAAGCTATTATTCAAAGTGTATGAGACTCAAATACAGATAGACTACTATGGGAGAGATGATAGTGATGAATAACCCATTCGAGCAATACTTATCAGGTTGTGCAGGTAAGACTATCCATGAGGCCTTCCCCACTGAGGACGGTATCCAGATTATCTTTACTGATAACACCACCTTAACACTGGAGGTTAGTGAGGACCACGACATAGAGATAGTGGAGGCCCAACACCTTAGGCTGGGTGCTGATAAGTTCTCAGTGTCTTACAGCCCTAGACGTGGTGAGGTGTATGTAATGGATACCTCTGGTAACGTTAAGTTTACCTTATCTGAGGATGACACCCTAGTTGATGTAGCAGAGCTATCTAATGATAAATTGTTCAGCTGGGTACTAGACACCCACTACCAGGAATTAGAAGCATTTGATTTGGTATGAGGAGGCTAGCCATGTACTGTGGATACTTTTACAGCTACTGCGATGACATAATGTTCATGCTAGAGCGTTCATACCACACTCGCCCACCGGCCATTAATGGCCCTAGGGCGTGGGTAGGTGGCCCACTACAACCCTATACCCCACCAGTACCCGTGGTTAAATCACTATAGCTAGTATAACGTAAAGCGTATAATGTGTAAAGCGGGCTACATGCCCTACTGAAAATAAAGATAAGGCCCTGTTGGTATTGCTCCAACAGGGCTTTTGTATGCATTGGCGGGTAGCCAGGGTAGCTAGGGGGAGGTTTCATTTGAAAGAGTCAATTCACTTATTAAGATACCCTCCCATAACTCTGAGGTATAACTCCTGAGCCGTAATGCCAAGTTGTTTGGCTCTTGCTTTTACCTCCTCCTGCATATCCTTGGGGGCATTAACTGTGAAGGCTACGGGTTTCTTTGTCAGATCATAATATTTTTCTAATCTGAAATCAGATTTACCTTCTGATGGTAAATCTGATTTAGCCATGAACCCCTGTTCATTTAATACCTGCAGTACAATTTTACGAATCCAATTGTCATCTGAAGGTAAATGTGATGCATTATCCTGCGTGTTCCGTAGACATTCCTCCTCGTTTTTATCCTTCTTGGCCACTTCCCATGCCCTCTTGATGTCTTTCTTTGATACTGCTATTTCCTTAACCACACTATCTTGCACATCTTCTAGTATTGTCACCCCCACTTCTAAAAAGAGTTTTGTAGCCTCCCCAGAGTCCATCTGTAATAGTTCAGACCTGAGATATATGCCTTCAACATGATTTGCTATAAATCCTTCTTCAGCTACCTGTGCCTTTTGTTTAGAGCGTATGCTACTATGTCCACGTTTAATTAATGCCTCAGCGATATCTCTTTCTACCCAGTACTGGTTTATTACTTCATTATCATATTCGTCTGGTTTGGGTCTAGGATATAATGGTATCTCTGATAAGTAGTCTACGGGTGTACCCCTAGTATCACCCTCACACATGATCTCATCAGATTTTAACTCAGATTTAGATTTAACCACATTTTCCTTAATGGCATTCTCTAATTCACTAACAGGTATTCCCATTAAAATCACATCCTTAGTTCCCTACTTTTAAGATGGTATATTATTAAAATCCGATCCTAAATCCAAGACACAAACACAAATCTAATTACAATCAGACTACAAATCCGATTTCTAAGTGTGCCCCTGATCCTGCATCAGTCTCTTATACTGGGTGGACTTTAGGGGTCAGATCCCCCTCCCCAACCCTGCCTACTCGCCAATAGCACCCCCCTTACAAAAGTTCATAAGAACTTCATAGGGAACCTCTCCGGGGTGAGGGTTTCACCTTCCGGGACCCTTGATGTACCTAACACTCATAATGCAACTTTCAGTATCTAAAAAGGGCATAAAAAAACCCCACCATATGGTGGGGTTTTTCCTCTATGCTAAATCTAGGCTTACCAATGTGTCGTGGTGTTCTGCTAGTAACCAGTTCCGTGTTGCTCTAGCGTCCTGTAAGTTTAAGTCTGTGGGTACCTCTGAGAACGGTACCTCTAGCCTTACCACCCCGGTTAAGTCCCTAACATACAGCACCTTTATTTGTTCGTTGTGAATAGTGTAGAACTTGCAGTTAACCTCTTCCCGTGTAAACATTTTTACATATCCCTGCTTTGTTGGGGCTAACTTTTCAGTAACATCCTCTAGGCTACCTACTTCATACTCAAAGTCATTAGCCACCTGACTTAGGATAACCTCTAAGTCATCACTGGGATTTTCATTACCCACCTCCACAGTAATGATTACGTGTGCTCGGATGATCATTTTTACATACCCCCTGCTTTGCTGTAGGTGGGCGTAGCTCGCCCGACCTCATTTTCATTATATCACGTCTGAGCGAAAAAGTCAAGTAAGCCTACGTGGTAGGAAAATAGAGAAGGGTGGCCCACACCACCCCACCCCATACACCTAGTTGTACCCGCAGTATTCATTCCAAGGCTTTTTACACTTACCCTCGGTATAGTTGTAGTACTCGCATCCATACCTACTACATTCGGTGTCCTTAGTTCTAATACCTGGATTTGGCCTATCCAGCCTCTCAGCACGTACAGTGTTCACTGCCAGCTCCCACCTAGGCTCATCCACAGTATGCTTACCGCTCATATACAAGAGTGCCGCCCCAATCAGTATCCCTAGTGTGCTCAAGCTAAACATATCACATACCCCCTTCTTCTCTATGGTTTAATTTATTCGGGTGGGGTTGTACTAATTCCTAGAGGGTATGGGGGTAGGCATAAAGAAAGGGTGCCGTACGGCACCCTTTCTTTTTCTACTCTTCACAATACTGTGTAGACATGTCCCACACCACACCAGGTATCTCTTGTCCTTGACCACCATTCATTACCTTATCAATTAAGGTATCAGCCATCTCAGCTAGCTCATCTGACATGTATCGTACATCCACTAACTCACTTATGGCACGCATATAGTGGTTGTGTTTGTTTATGAAGATTGCTAGCCCCTGTTCATAGGTTAGGCCTTCAAACTCCTCAATAGAGTATGCATTAGTCATACTAGTTCCTCCCCACAATATGGGCAGTACTTGATGTCTGTATCACTATCAGCGTTGTACCTAACACACATACGCCACACACCGGCTATGATAAGTTCACCACATTCTATACCTAAATGCCGTTCATGCCAGGTTATACCAACCCCACCAGGCATCCTGTCACAGGTATGGTGGGTGTTGGTGGACTTGTAGTTACGGTCTGGATATACTACCTTGGCTGTTGATAGGGCGGGTGTTACTATTATAGGCATTTACACTACCTCCTCGCATTTAGCAGGGTACTAAGACATCCACACTACAATACAGTGCTCAAATGGGCATGTGCCACTAACGCATTTATCAAACCCACAGCGTACCTTCATTACCTCATGTAACTTAAACATCTACACTGCCTCCCCTTATTTAGTAAGGCCCCCGTAGGGGCCCATGCTATTAACTCTTTGTGTCCACACCTTTTTGTTGCTCTTCTGTGTGGGTACAATTTTCTCTCAAAAGTTGATACATATAACCCTCTGATATTTTGTGTATTCGGTGGTTTTCCTTAGCTACCTTTTTGCAGGCTAAGCATTTAGATAGTCTTTTCATTAGTACCTCCTGACCCACGTATGGCACAATACTCAGTCACACACTCACTAGTGTCCCTAGCACTGCAGTATGGGCACTCGGGGAAATCCCACCTAGTCTGTATGTCACTAACAGTGTCTACTGTGATATTGCCAGTACGTTCATCCATATCCATGTCTGGTATTAGGTGGCCAATCTGGCCTAGCAGGGAAGTCATTACCTCCAGCTCTAATCTATCCTTGGATACTGGCTCACCGGAGTAGTCTATCACTATGGATAAGGTAACCCGGCGAGTAGTATCACTAGTGGATACACAGTGGTCGTTCATATTTACATACCTCCTATATATGGTGTAGGCGGGGGCATACGCCCCGGCCCCACAAATAATTATCGCACGGATGGAAGGAAAAGTCAAGTAAGGGTAGGTGCTAGATGCCTATGATAATGCATCTGTAGTCTATGGCGTTATCATCCCACCCCACTATAGCTAATGAGTGTCCAGGCACACTCTCTAACCAATCACCCAGGTACTCATATCGTGCCACTGGGATATCAGCATTAGATATAACCCATACGTGCTCACCCTCTTCAGTAACGCCCTTAGTGGCAGATATAGGTGCATCAGTTTCACTAGCGCATAATAGCTCATCCATACTTTCCTCTAACCTAGCATCTGGGCCTACTACAGTTACAAAAGTCATACACACACACTCCTCTTAGTTGCTAGGAGGGGCTACACACCCTCCCGCTAGATACTTACTCCGCAGTAACTCCACTAGCCTTAAGGGCCATGATAACACGCATTCGCAGGATAGCCTCATGGTCACTGAACTCATACTCTACGGAGTGTTCACTAGCCATCACCATTAGCTGCTCTATGCTATACACCTTCCACCCGCTAGCCTTTTTAGCCTTACTTGGTGCCTTGGGAAAGTGTAGGTAAAGAATCTCCATGCACATTCTCATACGGTTAATAGCTGGGTTTTCAATACAGGGCTTATGTGTTAGGCCCTCTAAGGCTAACCACTCCATTAGTTGCTCATCAGACAGCTTCTTATATACCTTCTTGAGATCCCTATCTACCTTGAATGTCCCTACCTCAGGATACACAGGTGCTACCACTACAGTTTTCTTAGCCATTATACATACCTCCCATATCTAGCAGTAAGGATCTCCTAGCTACGGGCCAGTGTCCCCTGCTGATGTTTTTATTTTACCACGGAACAGAGAAAAAGTCAAGTACCAACAGGGTCCTGATGTATGGCAGGGCGGGATAGGTGTTCTAGCTAGGCGGAGGCTTCAATTAATAAAGGTATGCATGTAGCTAGGTGGGGACTACCAATATGGTCGCTAGACAGGCTAGCTAGGCGGGGGCTTCATCTAATGGAGCATGCGGGTGTTCATCTATAGAACATAACTAGGAACATCCTACCTGTAAAAGTGCATAAAGAAAGGGTGGCGTTAGCCACCCTGGATGTATTACAACCAATTTATTAATCCACCTTCCACACACTGTTGTACCACGTGATTAAATGTGTCCTCATCTATCTTAGAGCTAGTGGTAAAGGGTGTATCATAGTAGAATACTGGACACTTATCCTCATCGAGGGTGCATGTCCATGTGGATATCTCCGGGTCATAATCATCTATATCACCATCTGGTCCATCTGTAGGGGTCTGTTCGATGATACACCAATGTGTAGCTATCTGGAACTCATCATCACCATACTCATTCTCATCAACCAACTTAACCTTATCTGCAGGGTGAATAGGCACAACCACGTGTTTATGATAGATATTCTCGTCAGATGCCTGTAGGTCACGGATGATGTCGTACTTAGTCATATACTCATACCTCCTATATCTAGCAGAGGATCTACACCACCCCATGTACACACTAGATATTACTGGAGTAGTCACGATCCTGTAATATACTGAACCAGGTATCCTCACTAGGCCATTCACGCCACCCATCCTCAATATCTATCACCGTATCAATATCACCCAGCCACTCTAATGCCCTACCCACACATACATCCTGTAGCATTGGCCCCCCTCCAAATACCTCATCAATACCCTCTGTATCTAGGCATTCTAGAGTATTATCCTCGTGTAATATGGCGGGTAGCACCTGCCCCATGATATTACCAGTGTAGGTCTCTCCTGTCTCATCATCGTCTGTAGTCCACACTAAGTACAACTCATGTGTGTACCCATTCATAATGTAGTCATAGTCACGAGCGTGCTCACTACGGTCAGCCTTACGTACTGACATTGCTATCACCCTACCATTATCATCCCACCCTAGATTATCGAAGAATGTGTTCACTACTGTAGCTACCTCACCCACACTACTATACTTACTCATACTCATACCTCCTATATTCTAGCCAGGGTATCTACCCACCAGAGTAGCTCCTCAACCGATGATTAATTATATCACGGATCAGAGAAAAAGTCAAGTACACCCACCCCCCCGCCCTAGCCCACCGGACGCTACGCGCCCTAGCTAGGCAGAGGCTTCATCTAATGCACTAGGAAATGGGCACAAAAATAGGGAGTGCTTACACACCCCCACGTTATCTACCTATTATCTGGCACCCCTATCCGCCCTATCCTGCTCAGTATGGACCCCTTACCCTTAGGGGTGGTACCCATTAGTCTCTGATACATGGCTGAACGTGTTACACCTGCATCTTTAGCTATCACTGATATACGTTCACCTGATATGAATCGCTCCACCATACGCACCTGCTCATCAGTATACCCATTCACCCAATCAGAGTGTTCTCTAGTTATATCTGCATAACGCTCACGTGCCCTATCTATCTTAGATGCCTTCACTAGCATACCTCCTGTAATGGAGAGTACATGACTCTCACACACTGATATAGTCATTCACTACCTCCTGACTCATCCTCTACTTGGTCATGCCTCTCGTTCCAGGTACCCAATAAGCCCATCCACATATTTATCATCAGGCATATAGTAGGTACCCCTCTTCATATGGTCAGTCCATTCAAATTTGTCTAGTATGCCCCCATTACGCTCTACCCACACATGGGAATACCTTTCACCATCAGGACCAATGGCAGTGCCATAAGCGAGTTCACCACCATTAGTATACGCCTCTACGGCATGGGTGTCATAGCAATTTAGGCCGAATACTGACCATACCTTAGACATACATACACTCCCTCAATCTGAAGTAGGGGTGGTCACCCACCCCACCATATACTCTACTCCGCTACATATCCGGTAGCCTTGATAGCCATAATCACCCGCATCCTCAATATCGCCTCATGATCACTGAACTCATACTCAGCCGACCGTTCACTGGCTATCATAAGTAGATCCTCGATAGTGAATTGTTTCCACCCAGTATTCTTCTTAGCCTTAGACGGGGCCTTGGGGAAGTGGTGGTACAGTATCACCATGCATTTCCTCATTCTATTGATTGCTTCAGACTCAGTAGGGTTATACTCCTCAGTCCATCCCTCTAGGTCTAGCCATTCATCTAGCTGTGCGTCGGTTAGCTTCTTATATACCTTCTTGAGGTCCTTATCTACCTTGAATGTACCCACCTCAGGATATACAGTCGGGGCTACCTTACCCACAGTACTAGCTTTTTTCTTCGTCATCATACATACCTCCTATATATTTTTTGATACCCCTCACATATTCAGTTGTCACAGACCACCGGGCTAGGTACGAGTCACCCGGCACCCTCGGTACCGCTCTCCCTCAACCCTGAAATAATTATATCACGGAACAGGGAAAAAGTCAAGTACCAGTAGGGTCCTGGCATATGGCAGACACGGGTAGGTGTGATACCTAGGCGGGGCCTTCATCTAATGGGAATGTGCAGGGTGATATGTGGTGTAGCTAGGTGGAGGCTTCATCTAATGGCCCGTTAACGGGCATAAGAAAAGGGAGGCTCACGCCTCCCCAACATTAACACCATTGACCGCTACCACCCTGCCCCATCGAAGTATTGCTTCCAGTGGCTATACCCACCACGTATATCACACTCAAGCATCTCTATGTCCCACCCACCATCCGCTAGCCAGCTCCAATCTGCGTAGACAACTTTACCAGTCACCTGTGTTCCTTGGGCTTCTATAGTCACTGTGTCACCCTCATTCACTACTGTACCCTTTTTGTCCTTTGCCATATAATAACCTCCTCCAAAAGTAGGGGGCCGTAGCCCCCTGTACCCCTAGTCCTCGTTGTCAACCTTGTCCACACCAAAGCACCCAACACTAGCTAATGCTTCGTTGAACTCGTACCCTAGCTCGTTCAAGTACCCGTTCAGTTGCTCAGCTTGGTTGAAGTCGTTTAGACGTGCCACTAACTCCTGCAGTACCTTTAGAGTTTCACTGGTTGTTTCAAGCATCGTACGTACCTCCTTGCCTAGCTAGGGTGGTCTCCACCGCTCTCGTGTGCCCCCTGCTGACACTCTAAGTTTCTCACGAAACAGAGAAAAAGTCAAGTACGGTTACGGGTGTGCGCTAGCCTACCGGACGCTACGCGTCCTACCTAGGCGGGGGGCTTCATCTTTAGTGGACACACCAATGGACATAGAAAAGGCCCACCCTCAGGTGGACCTACTCATGTATTTACGCACATTATGCACCACTATATTCACTAACACACCTGCTAGGAAGCACTGTAACAATGCCATATGCACTCACTCCTTCATTTAAGTAGTAGGGGCCCGTAGGCCCCCTACTCATATTTACTCTGCCACATACCCGGTAGCCTTGATAGCCATGATCACTCTCATCCGCAAGATGGCCTCATGGTCACTGAAGTCATATACGGCGTTCCGCTCGGTAGCGATCATCAGCAGGTCCTCAATAGTGAACTGTTTCCAGCCAGCAGCTTTCTTAGACTTACTAGGGGCCTTAGGAAAGTGTAGGTACAATATAGCCATGCACATCCTCATTCTATTGATGGCTAGGTTGTCGTCACAAGGATTCCAGGTAAGGCCTTCTAGCTTAATCCATTCCCGTAACTGATCATCAGATAGCTTCTTATATACCTTCTTTAGGTCCTTATCTATCTTGAATGTCCCTACTTCAGGGTACACCACTGCTGATACCTTGACCACTGGTTGTTTCTTTGCCATATACCCATACCTCCTGCATCTAGCACCGGGATCTCCAGCACCCGTCTGGTGTGTGTCCCCTGCTGATGTTATTATTATATCACGGACATAGGAATAAGTCAAGTACAGAAAGTACCCTGTGGTATGCGTGTGGGGTGGTATGTGATGTAGCTAGAGGAACGCTTCATATATTGGGGGATGGTGGAATGGTAGGTGGAGTAGCTAGGGGGACCCTTCATCTAAATAAGCACGGAGGCTTATTCGCTTACCCACCAATACCCCCACCACCAATCCTAGGCTTTATTAGAGAAATCTAATACAGTACAAATATATTTTGTATCTCTCTTATCTAGGGGGGACCTTCCTATTAAAAGAGACCTGAACTTGGGTTCGAGCCTTTGGGTCGGAGCGGGTGTGAAAACCCTAAAGCTTGACTTTCTTTTCATTTTCCTTCAAAATTAAGAGAAGGAGGGGTTCATGGTATGAAACAATTGGAATCAAGTGAAGAAATCCGTGTAATGCTCTGTAAGGACAATATTGAACTTAAGAGGACTGGTAGAGGTATTCGTGGTAGGGCTAGCAGGACTGGTAAGATCAGCTCAATGAGGATGCCTAGTGACATTGCTGGCAGGGACTACAAAAAGAATAGTAAACCTATATCATTCAATATCGAAGACATGCTGACCATATTAAGGGACACTCCTACAATCAAAGACTTATTAATGAATAGGGTGGTAGAGGAGCGAAGCCATTATGAGGATGTTATTAGCAACGTACTGGAAGGGATAGATGGCATCATGAGCAATGTAATGGAGAAAGTTCTTGGTACAATTGGTAATATGGTGGAAGTAGTTAATAGTCAGGCTGGTAGAATAGAACAGTTGGAAGCAGACCTTGGTAGACTGAGGTCCAATAGCAGTAAGCTAAACCAAGAAAGGGCTAGAGTGTTAGCCTTTGAGCTGGAACAGATTAGTATGGGGCTGAACGACGAAGTTTGTGCTGCTAAGTTGGTAGAAATAGTGAAGCCCACAGCATCAAAAAAGTCTAAGCGTCCTTACAACAGAAATCTTGCAGAATCAGGCCGGAGTTCTAGGAGAGATCGCACACTTGGCCCAATAACTAAGGTGGAGTTGTATGAGTTAGCTGAGGGCCTAGAGAGTAGAGGCATAGAGATCACTTCTTTGAACATCAGAAAATATGGTACTCCTATACAAGCCAAGTTGTATGGGAAATCAGCCTATTGGAAAGGACTATCTGACTTTCTAGCACACTTCCAATTATGGAAGATGGAGTCGAGCAAAAACCCTTCGGAAGCACCAAGAGACGATTCTTCCCTATAAAGATCTTAAGTCAAATTATAGAAATTCCCCTGCGACTCGTTGGAGTTTCAGGGGATTTTGTGGGCATTACACCTCGTATAATACTATTTTCCCAGTCTGTTCAGCATGTCTCTTCTCGGTATTGGCTCCAGTGCTAGTTTCCCATCCTTTGAGTAGGTATATTGCCTCACACATGTCAAGCATTGGTATGCATACTTTCATGTATTGCTCTTGTTCAAATCCGGGTGGTAGAACAGCAGGGTTGACACTATGTTACCATAACTACTTAGTTGATGTTCCGCGCTAGCAAATTTCTCCTTGTATTCTGGGTTACCTGTGATTTTTCCTGCTAAATATACCTTCATCAATCCAGCCCCCTACTTCAAATATCCTGCTACAGCAGCAGCCGTGTCATACTTTGAATCACCTGAGAGTAGAACCTCATTGGGGTGCTTGGTAGTAGGACCTCCTACCACAATCAGTTTCTTAGAGCTTTTGGCATCCTTTGGTATTGCCCTGTCCAGCCCCCGTACAAACATAGCACAGTTGTCGTGCTTAACTGCTACATCTGCACCTGCCCAATAGTCCTCTTTGGTGTTTAGTAGTATTGCTACTTCTAGCATGTCTGTTCCTCCTTGCTCTTTGTATGATTGGCCAAAATAGTTGCATATTCCTTTAGCATGAGCTGTCGCTAGAGATTGAATGATCTGTGAATCCTTTAGCATGGAAGAGTCACTTATATTGCTGATAAAGCCATTTTCTGTAAGAATGGCAGGCATGGACGTTTCCTTTAACACTAGAACATTTTGTATCTTTACCCCCCTGTTGAACCATCCAGCGGATGCTGCAAGTTGTTGTAGCACTAAACTAGCACAGTGTGCTGCTTTACCACCCGCACCTGCCACTAATACTTCAAGCCCTGTGGCTGATAAGCTTGTAGCAGAGTTAATATGAACTGAGACAAATAAGTCTGCTTTCACATTTTCAGCTATCCTAACCCTTGCCCACAATTCTGCATTAGTGTCACCCTCTCTATGTTCCGGAGCATAGTCCCCTTCCCTGGTGAGGATTGTTGTGATACTATTGAACTCTAATAGAGTTCTAAGAGCTAGGCAAATTTTTAGTGTAATATCTGCCTCTCTTAAACCATTACCAACAGCCCCAGGATCGTATCCGCCATGAATAGCTAATGACCTGGATCAATACATACTATTTTCTGTACTGCTTCAGACATTTGGCATCACCTCTTTCAACAATAAATTAAGCCCACCCCGAGAAATAATCTCTGAGGTGGGCTTATCCACATTATTCCTGCCTACCGTGAGATGTGTAGAATTCATCTGCCCCTATTTGGGGGGTCATTGTTTCTATTCTTTTACCTCCCCAACTCTTGGCACCATTGGGGTAAGCATATACTCCCCATTGGTAACCTGCTCCACCTTTATAGTTAATAAGTCAGGTTCCAATATACTGGGGTCATACCAGCTAAGGCTTATTGATAAAGGGGATACATCTTGAATTATAGCAGCAGTTTTCCTTATATCCTGTTCATTATCGTCCCTCTTACGCTTGCTCCTAAGTACCTCCTTACCAACTACCCACAGAGCACTTCCTAACTGTAGATCCTTTGATTTAACATCAAACATTGGGCTACTAATTAACATGAATATCTACCTCCTACGTGTGCATTATGCTTCTCTACATCCCTGATAGAGTTAAACCTGACTGCAACATCACCCTCCAACTCAGAGGCTCCAAATTTATGCACAACCTCTTTGTGTGTAGTTTTACTAGCTGTGTAAAGTGCACCTTCACCATCTAGCACTTGATGAAATCTAGCAACAGCCTCTTCCAGTGTTGGCTTATCTATCATCTGAGCATAATTCTTGTTCCTTAGTTGATACCACATTGTTACCCCTCTCCCTTGCTTTCCTATTCTTTCTATACTCAGCATTTCTAGCATTCTTCTTAAGCCTAAGTTCCTCTGCCGTTAGCTTAACCCGTGGCTTTCTAACTCCACCTCTTGCAATACTGCCTTGTTGCTTACCCCTTCATAATATGAGTCCAGCCATGACAAACAGCGCGTTTGTATTGGGAAGGATTTGCAAGCACTTTGAACGCTTTAATCCTGCGTTAACTCCAGCTTCTATGTCAGTTGACTGATCTCCTATCATCCAGCATTGGTCTGGGTCATATCCTTTAGAGTCAATCACGTCTCTAATAAGCTTACCCTTAGGCTTTCTACACTCACAGCCCGAATCGGGCTTATGTGGACAGTACTCAACGCTGTCAATCATGGGAAGCATTCTCAACATGCGCTTATTAATCCCTACCATGTCCTCGGGAGTCATAAATCCAAGTCCTATGCCGCCTTGGTTGGTTACCACATGTAAAGCATAACCTGCATCTTTTAATCGTTGCAATGTCTCGAATACTTGGGGTAACAGGGTAAAGTCTCCAGGTTTGTTGACGAATGGCGGGCAGGGATTAATTACCCCGTCTCTGTCTAGAAATACTGCTTTCTTTGGTTTGGGTGCCATGTATTATGTCCTCCTTCTAAGGTGTGTGTACTCTGAATATGTTACCACAGGTTAAGCATTCAAAATCCTCTGAATCTCCGTATGAGCTGTACTCATCACTGTTAGGGATGAACCCCCACATTGTAGGAACCACAATTACAGTGGACTGTATAGCCATAAAATGTTCCTGCCATTTGCTATGTCCTCCTCTTCAATCCAAACAAAAGAAAGGAGAAGCAGGAGAACTTGTCTCCTGCTAACTGATTACATGTTCCTTGCTATTGCAGCATTGGCCCACATAACAGCCTCTTCAACCTTTGTGAGTGCTAGTGAACGTTCCCTAGAATCCGGGCATAAATCTAGTATGCTTTGCGCTAACTCCTTACCAGTGTCCCTTAATGCTCCGTGCCAAGCTACTTGTAACTCATTTGGTGGGTGATACTTGAAATTGTTATCAATGCTGTATCCCGCCATATATTTCCCTCCTTACCATGGGGTTGCACAAACATACATTGTGCACTCTAACTGTTGGCATATCACTTTAGGTGAGTCACAGTTCTTGCAGGTGTTACTGCAACGTCTGCATTTGCATTTCTCACACATCATAGGCCTTCTGATGTCATCTTGTTAATGCACCTGTCCACAACATTGTCAATCTCAGTTCTAGTTCTAGTTACAGCCTCATCTATGCCACTCTCTTCTGGAAAAGGGGACACATGCACAGTATCCTTTATTAGAGCCGTCAATTCCTTTAACTCTGACAGGATGTTTGATAACTCTTGACCTATAGAGCCCTTGTCACCTCTGTAATACCTATTGCTCTCCGGGCACCCTGTTACTGCTTCTCCCTTGCACCTCAGGCAAGCCCAACCTAGCACGATGTCATCATTTAACAATGGACAGTCTTTTTGTTGTGGACAATTCAAGCACACACACCTGTCACAATTTCCCTTACCTTTTGTTGTCTCAACGTAATCGTCAGTTTCATCATACACAGCTATGCTAAGGCTAATGCGTGCAGAAACCCTGCCGGGTAAATTATGTGACATAACCATTTGCCATACTCCCATGCCAATCCTTGTTCTATATGCAAATCTACTATTGTGGTATACCAACATGTCACTGCCCTGATTAAACCCTGCCAGAGCCACTACGACAGTTTGCGCTCTCACTATGCGGTCAAGCTTGTCATCAAAACCACAAGAGGAATCACCCCATGTCTGAGGCCAAGCATACCATCCTAATTCCTCTTGAGGCTTTAACTCCAGCCTCCTGGCTGCATCCTTTAGTATTGATTCAATGTTAGCTAGTTGAATCATTGCTTTCATCTCCTTAGTATACTACTTACCATCAGCCCACTCTGTGGGACTATATACCTTGTGGTTGGGGCATGTGTTTGTGAAGCAGGTTAGTGCAGAGTAGGTATTACAACGCTTGCATGGCCTATTACATGTTAGGCACTTACATGTGCCACATTCCTCATCCCTTTGCATATGTGATGCTACTGCCACTGGCTGACACTCGTTGTTAGCTTTCTCTAAGGCAGCTATCAGCTCTGCTGTATCAGTTGTGTCCCCTACTCGTAGAGACGTCATAGATGCTTCCTTCTCCGCCACGTAGTCAATGAGTAGTGTCATGCCATTAGCCACAGCCTCAACAGCCTGAGCAATGATAGCACAGTGATTAGGTGTGTAAGGCTTGCCCTGTACAGGTGTGATGTCCTTCAACAGTGTTGCTAGACCTATGAGTGCTTGTCCAACCTTGTTAGCGTTCATGTCTACTTCTCCTTGTTTATCTGCTTCGAGCTAGGGAATATGTGCTTGCCAAGTGCCTAATCAAAAGGTCTATGTGTTCTGCGTGTACTGCAGAGCTAAAGGAAAGCACATTCGTTTTTGACCCCACCCCCCTGTTTTTTACTAGTAAACGGAGGCCCCCCCACCCCCACCCCTTAGAAGCTTCAAAACTTTATAAGTCGGTGAGAATACCTGGCACTTTCAAGATTTAAGTAGTATGCTCGCCCGCTAAAGCGGGCTCGCTTTTACACTTCTCTAGGTTAGCTCTAAGTACCCTATTTTCACATTTAAGGTCCTCATTCTCACTCGCTAATCTATCTATTTGTTCTATCATCCATCGGCTGTTGCCATCGGAACACATAGAATCACTCCCTTAATAAACACTAAGTTTATTCCCCTCGAAGTATGTCTAATACCTTTTTTAACCCATGCCGTACTTTATCTACTCGAAGATTTACTCTGTCAGAATACGTACCAGCGTTGATATCAAATCTCCTTATTTCATGCATGTCTTCAAAAGATTCAACTATCTTATCAACTACCTCCTCATACTCTGATTCAGTTAATACTACTCCCCTTTGCACACCCCACCCCTTTCAAGTTTTAAGTTTTAAGTAGCCTCGCACGTCCTGACGGACGTGCTCGTCTCTACCCACCTTGCTCCGACCACTCGTCTATTCCATCCATAGTGTTCTGGTACGCCGACAACCTGCCTTCCCACAGTCCTAGTTCCCGTCCACCTCAATAAGTATGAGTTTGTCCTGGATTATCCCCATGTGATTTCTTAATCTCCCTAATCCTTTTCTCTGCGTGTGTTATTCGTTTAGGTGGATAATCCTTCATACTCCTCTTCACTTCATAGTCTGTACACCCTGCTATCCTCACAATATGTGGGTAACATCCCATGTGCCTCACTCTCTGAACATGTACATTACATATATGAGGCATACCATTAGAACGTGTTCTGTGTTGATCTTCCTCTGTTGGGTATAGGTGTACACACCCATCGCAATATTCCACAGACACCTCTCCTCACAGTATCCGTTTCCACCCATTAAAGGTAGCTACTGGCACCACACACCCCTCTTGTCCTACAGTTGTTTTACTAATCAATGGCAGATAATATGGGTGTATTTCCCCCTCCGGTACTGTATCAAAACAGTCCCCTAAAGCGGTGTACTCTATCGCCCTGGGCTGGTATAACATCTCTGCCCTAACCACTATTAACCCCTTAAATACTTCCTTAACCATATCTGGGTTATCTTGGATATCGTCAACAGATATTGAGAACCTTCCCATTCTGGGTTTAACTAAGTTCATTTACCACTCACTCCCTAATGAATTACTTTTTGTACGCTTTGTTTTTCCCGACTAATAGAGTAACAACATCCCACATGATTACCATAAAGAACACTGGGGCCAATATATACTCCACAATAATTACAACCCACTTATAGTTATCTAGTAGGTCTATCAACATGTCTGATATCATCGGGCTGTTGGCATCCTTCAGATTCTCAATAACACTAGCTCTCATTGTACCCCAGGTTATCTCATTGTACAGACATGAGATACTCCCATAATAAGCCACACTAGCCCTACCTTTATAGTGTTATCCAGCATACCCAACCTCCACTCACTATGCTCGCCCGCCTAGGCGGGCTCGCTCTCACCCTAATCCCACCGATCAATCTTAATCAATCTCACTGAACTACTGGATTTCACCCGTAAAGTCAACCCCCACTCACTGTCCTTAGAGTACCCCACTCCACAAGCAGATGCTTCATTAACACCTTCAATAGGTGTAACAGCGCAGTAAGCTTCTAAAGTCTTCCTGACCACCTGTAGTTCAGAAATTAGCATTTCTGTAAAGAAACCTCTTCCCTTACCCTTAGATAAGTCTTTACACCCATCCAGCAAGAAGAAAATGTGGTTTCCAGAATGAAGGACTGGGTTCTTACCCCATAGGTTAGGTGAGGTGGTAATGCCCCTTACCTTTACGAATCCATTAACTGGTACATTCCACACACTATCGGAAGCCTGTGCAGGTGCGTTATCTATAATAGGATCTTGTCCTTTAACGTAGTTAAAGTTAAACACCTCAATTTTGAACCCCGTATCACCAGCAACCCCATTATGGGTATAGATCTTACCATTGACTTCCAATTCTACCTTGAATGGAGTACTGCCCTTGCCTCTCTCCCTATAGTTGTGAACGTGGAATACATACCTGCCACTCAGAGCATTGCTAGCCCATCGAATGTTCTCTACAGGCGAATCATTTCTATGGAGACCCCCGTTCATATCAATATCTAACCATCCATCACAATTACTACGTTTTCTATCAAAGTAGATATGCTCGCGTCTAGGAGTGGTGCAATGCAGATCTAAGTCCGTATAGCCCTCCCATATCAGAGAGCATCGGATCTCGTTATTCTCATACCTACCTCCTGCAGTCTCTACTCTACGCTTGATTTCACCATCAATACCACCATGGTAATACCAGCTAAATGGATTATTCCACTGTAGAATGCTGGGAGCATCTTCTACAAAGGCAGTAACAAGTGCCATCAATCGACTAGGATTATCAACTTTAACTTCTAGACTGTCAGCAGTTGGTAGCACTGTTCTCTGGAACTTCTCCCAAGTCATCACAGTGCTTGGTAAGTCAATCTTAGCATTTGATGTTACTCCCTGACCTTTAGCAACCACGGCACTAAATATTCCGGCTTCCTTATTAACTGTCTGAAGTTGTGATCTGCCTGTCCATAAAAGAGGTATGTCTTTAAAGTCCTTGAGAGCAACATACCTTCTCCTCAGATCTAGGCCCATATCAGCAATTAACTTCTCTGCTTGCTTAATGCCACCTGTGGATGGTGGAGCTTGTGCTCTGCGGTAATTAGAGGGGTCCATCCTCTCCTTGAACTTATTCGTTACAACATCAATTGGCAATCCACTGGTAATATCATCTAACAGTAACCCGGTCATTGATCCACTAATATGGCAAAACCCGGCAGGTGCAGTGGATACAGCTAGCCATACTAAGTTCTCACGCTCAATACCTCTTACTTTGCTCCTGCTAACATGTAAATCCTTAAACCATTCCAACGTGGGTAGACATTTCTCTGACCTGGGTAAGGAACCCGACTGTAGAAGCATTAAGGCACGTTCAATGTCCTCTATCTTATACTTTACCAATGCCGTGGTAAGCATCTTGTACTCTTGTAGCTTCTCTGCCATTTTCTGACTAGCACTTAGATTCCTATCATTATGTACCATCCCCTTAGGTAGTGCGGCACACATGTGAAACCATTCTCCAGTTTTTGGAGTTCCTAGTATTCGATCACTAGATATGAATACGCCAGTTACCTTGGATTTTAGCACCAGAGCGCGCATAGCTTTGACGGACTTAGCAAAGAAATCAGGGATACTACTTTCCCCCCACATTACGGAATCTATCACACCTGTGCTAGACATAGCTGCTAGATTGCCGTAACGCTCAACAAAATGTCTACAGCAGTTACAAACATAGTGCTGTCTAGCATCTGGTGGAAGATTATCCAGGAATGCTGCGAATAACCCCTTAGCGTTAGTGGTGAATAGATGAAGTCCAGATGATGTTGCTAAGTCAAACCTGTCTTTTATTCCTTGGGCAAACTCTGTGTACCCATCCCTAGCACGCCTTATATAGTTCGGTCCGATAGTGGTGAAACCTTTATTCATGTCAAACCCCCTCTATTTGATTACCACACTCTACTCACTCTAATATACTTTATGCTGGGTGCTTCGAAGTAAGACACCGGCCCTAGGCAAGAAACACAAGGCACCATGATATTGTTGTCTCTAGCGTTAGCATCATGGTTATCAGCATACCATTGATTAATTTGTGAGGACATCTGTCTAGCTCTTTCATTAGCCATCTCTAATGTCTCTTGGAAGAGTCCCTGAAATCCTACTTCACCTTTGATAAAGACTTGTACGACGTACTGTGGAGTAAGAGACTTTTTCTTCCTTGAAAACCATTTAAACATACCAACCACCTCCCTTTCTTCTCCTTAAAAAAATCATTTCTTCAGAAATCTTCTCCTGCATAGTAGAAAAACCCAAGTCATATGACTTGGGTTTTTCTAAAAGGGGGCAAGTTAATTTGTTACCCTCCCTGAGAACTAAGTTTGGAATGTGAAGGTGTCATGTCCGGTGTAGGTTACGTATCGTATCGGTTGACGTTCATAGCATCCAGGAGCTATTCCAACAGCATGTGAGCGAAAGTCCTCTTTAGTACTTTTATCTACACAGTACGTGAACTTCTCTGCTTCCATTAGCTCCATTTTCAATCCAGCTAAAATCTTATCTATTCTGGACTCTTTTTCCCGAGCAGCAGATAATAATTTCATTTGAATGGACAACTTATCTTCTAGGGTCTTCTTACGGGATTGTAAACCACTCACGACTATATTAGCCTTATCCCTAGACACCTCTGCTTCTTGTATGAAATCATTTATTTCTGCTAATTTCAGGCTAAGATTATCGATTGTATCCTTGACGTCATTCATCTTAGCTTATTCCTCCTGTAAGCTTGATAGTTATCTCAGTTGTTGATAGACCAAGCAATATATTTGAAGGAGTGTTAACAGTCTTGATGTCATAATCTGTTGACATAATAATCTTACTCTTAAGATCATCTAAGAACTTGTTTAGATTGTCCATTTTCTCCTTTTCTTCCTTATGGATAGAAGCTGTTAAGGCCTCAAATTCCTGGGTTATCACACACACTCTACTTTTGTGGGACATGTCCTCTAATTTCATTTTACTGTTAAAGTCCTTTTCTGCCGCATCTAGCCTCTTGGTTAGAGAGTTACATAAGATTGTTTCCACCTTCTCATCCCTACCTTTGTTAGTTTTGTTGGTCATATTCATAGCACCATATAAGGATGCGCAATCAAAGAATGGTGATACTGGAACTCTAAACGCCTCTAGTATTTGAGTCCCATAAAACTCCAGTTCTTCTAACTGTTTTCGGCGTTTTTCCTCAAACAGTATCATATTCCAATTAGCGTCCGGTGGACACAAAATATATTGTGAGGTAGGTTTGGTGTAAACTTCGCTATCTTTAATACTTATCTTGCCATTCATATCCACACAGTGAACCTTGTACCCAGTTCCAAAATCATTAGGCCTAACCCTAACGACTTTGTGGAATTGTAATCCTTTGGCCCCACGATACCTATATATCTGCCCTACCCTTACTTCAGGTTCCATTCTAATGTTTCCCCCTCTTAACCACCACAATTAAGACCAATAAGTATTTTCTCATTTTAATAACTCAAGAAGTGTGCGTGTTACAAATATTAGCAAGGCTACGCTTAGAGTTGCACTAACTAATCTCCACCATCTAGGCCTTTCAGTTTTAAGTGTGGCATCTCGTCCGTTAACAACACACATTAATGTCCCTAATATGATATAGATCACGTCTAAAACAGTTTTCACTTTATTTTCCTCCTCCTAGGTAGTCTAATATTATTAGAGCTACTACCAACACTGGAGGTACGCCCGCCATAATGGCTACGGGATTGCTGGCCTCAAGCTGAACCCAGGAACCTGCACAAATTGCAGAGGTCACTGACAATAACACTCCCAGTATAAAATACTTAACTGCTAACATCTTTACCTCCGTCCAGGATAAATTCCACTATACTGCCAATACATATACTAACACCACAAAATATAAGCATTACTAAAAGATATTTCATCCCCTCTCTTATCAATCTCCCTACCCCCTCAAAAAATTCACTGCTTGAAAAAAGCAGGAGACAAGAAATCGTCTCCTGCTTATAGCTACTAGTTAAATGACAGTTCTCGCACTCTAAAACCAGCACCCTTTAATTTAGAATGTATATCCCTTAACATTGGCAAAAAGTAGGTTCGATTATATGAGGTATACGACCAGCCCTCCCTATCGCTAAACTCAGACGTTTTATCAGCTTTGAGTGGTGGACCCTCCGACAACACCAGCCTTATACAAAATGCAGTTGTCTGGCCCGATTGCCCACTTCCCTTCCAGACATAATTTTTATCTGTCAGATACTTCTTTTGCTCATCATACAAAGTAAAACCTAATGCGTGACCTATTAGTCTAAACATATAATCTGGGTCCGATCCAAGTTCTAGTAATTTAGGTGGATTCTCCTGTTTTATGAACCTTATTATGCCATTCATGGCAAAATCTCTGTTTCCTCCTTTGTCATAGTCATACCCTGATAGTAACCACTGTATCTTTTCATGATATTCCGTGGCACCCCACCATATGCCATGGGGTTTTATGCGACGTATGGAAGTTACACCCTTCCAATTCTTGTACTCAAACACTAGAGTCTGTGCATTCAATATGAATCCCCCTTCCAGTTAAAAAAGGCTGAAAAAATATATCTTGCTCTTTTGTGGGTTACTAAGAGATTAACGGGGGCAGGTAATACAAAAGATCGTTTCCTTTTTAAAAGGGGAACCCCCGCCAACCTATGACATTCTCAGGATTTTGCGGTTTCCTCCTACAAATACTGTATCTGGTGAGAATTTTTAACTTATTGATTTCTTTTTGTTAGTTTTGATTAAATTAACATGGAGGTATATAATGAACGAGTTTAAAGAAAGAATTTGGGCGATACTGTCACAGTATATGGATAGTGCTAATTTCATCCTCTTGAAAAATGATAACATTGCTGATGATACAACCAGAATGAGAATAGCTGCCATTCTATGTAATAATTGTGATGAATTTGAGTTAAAATCTATAGTAGAGATGCCACACGTGTTCCCACGCATTATCATAAACAGTGCTGTGAAGGCCCTATCTCAGATATCTGAAGGAAAGCACTCGAATAATCAAGGCCTACCTATCTTAAAGATATGTTATGTGCACAGTAAAAAGAACCTTGAAGTGGGGGATTTATTTAGAGTATCAGAAGTGAGTAGTAATCTATGTATCGCAAAACCTGAACAATTCCCCTCTATAAAACTGACCCTAGCGGGGACAGGGGATGTAGAAATTAGTACCAGTTCTTTAAAATTTAAGTCTATACTGAAGGATTAGTGAGACATATGGAAAATAGATGAGCCCTCTTAACTTTTATTAATTAAGAGGGCTTACCTGTTGGTAAAGTATCAATTGAATGAAGGTGTGTTTGTGTTTGAATTGATAGAGTATACTTGTAGAAATGCTCCTATCTGTAAGCACCATGAGGAGTTAGACACACAGACTCTTAACCAATACAGATCCCTGATCGTCAGTATATCTGATCAAATGTCTGTGCTAAAGGACGAAGGTATCTTCACAACTAAAGTATTTATGGGCACAAAAACATCTACGCTATTATATTTTGAGATAACTGGAGTGTCAGATGGCCAGGAACATGTGATAGAGCAGTTAAGCATACCTGAAGAAGAGCAAACTGTGAAAGTTATAATAAATGAAAATATACCTGAAGGGGATTTCATATTATCTGGGATACAAACCGGATTTAGGGGAGACACTTATACTAGGGAGGGCTAGTTATGACATTCCAAAAGAAGCCTGGATTAAGAGTAGTCAGTAATCTATCTGAATCCTTCAAGAAAATTATGCTTACTACTGAGGAAGAAGTGCAAAGAGTGAAAGGAGAACATAGAGCAAGGATAAGCACTCTTGTTGACGACTACATGGATAAAGTACAAACTGGGGAAGCAGAAGGTATCAGACATGCTAAAGACCTCATGGATATAATCAAAGTTGATTTACTGTTGTTAGGAGAGGCAACAGATCGGACTGAGAATAAAACCCAGCTAGAAGAAGCTAGGATTACCAATATGTCTGAAGTCATAGATGTTAATGATGAGAATGTCCAAGCAGTTATTGAGGGTATGATGAAGGCGTTGAATGGAGCGAATGATAATTATCGTGTAGGTGATGATAAGTAAAAGGCATGCCTGTGGAGAACGTGCTTATTTGTAAGCACGTTCTTTTGTGGGCGTTTGATCTGGTATATCCTGGGGAGATAATACAATTATTGGATGAATTGAGGAGGCAATATTTATGAACGATCAAGACACCTATGAAAAAGCTATGTGTAGGGTATGTGGGTACAGCACCCCACACCTATCCAGTCATCTAAGGAGCATCCATGGATTAAGATCCCCTGAATACAAAGCACAATATCCAGGAGCACCCATAGTATGTAAGCAACGTAGCGAGCAATTTGCCAATAATAATCCTAATAAAACAGAGAATTTTAGGAAGAGAATGAAAGAAACCATGAGTAAGGAAAATAACCCTAATTATGGAACCCAACATACGGAAGAGTGGAAGAAAAATATGTCTGAAAGGATGATGGGTGAAAATCATCCTATGTATGGTAGACACCAATCCGAGGAAGTTAAGAAGAATATGAGTATCCGCAACAAAGGAGAGGGTAATCCTATGTATGGTAAGGCAGGATTTGGAGGTATGCACCATACCGAGGAGACTAAACAGAAAATGGCTGAGTCTAGATCAGAATTTATGTCTAAGTTTTACACTAAGAGAACAACTATAGAAGAATGGTGCACCAATCAACTCCTTATTCAGAAAGTGAAGTTCAGTGAACAACAAAGGGTAGGTAAGTTTTTATATGATTTTGAGGTTATGACTAGTGAGGGAATAAAGTACATAGAAGTAAACGGAGATTTCTGGCATTCAAACCCTAATATTTATGATTTGCGTAACTTGACCACCACTCAAATAACTAATATATGTAGGGATAAGCTAAAACTGGAAAAGGTGGGAAGAGAAAATCTACTGATACTTTGGGAGCAGGATATAAAGAAAAGACCTTATATGTGTATATTCTTGATAAAGGCATTTATTTTAGGGGACACCAGAGTATTGCATAGTTATGACTTTAAGAGGAGGTCTATACATGTCGATTAATGCTCAAGACCTCCAGACAATTCTTATAAACAAGATACCATCTCTTTGGACTCTACAGCACAGGTTCATCAAGGGGAGACCCCTAACTTTCACTAGTGCCACCGATCCAATCAGACATCGTCCTTGGCAGGTTGCTATATTAAATGACCAACACCCAAATTTAGTTACCCGTAAGTCTAGACAACTGGGGTTGTCTGAAATAGGCATAACTTCTATAGTTCATTTCTTGGATACTCACCCTAATACAAAAGCAATGTATACATTCCCTAGACAGAAACAGCTAGAGGACTTTTCTAATACCCGCATTACTCCAATCTTCAAAGAGTCTCCCTATCTTACTAAGAGACAAGATTTATCCTTGAACAATGTAAGCCTAAAGAAACTCACAAATAACTCCATTCTGTTCTTACGGTCTGCCTGGGGGGGAAATATGGGTGAAGGTATAGACATAGACTACTTAGGACTGGATGAATACGATAGAATGAGTACGGGTGTTGAGTTGGCGTTCATGGAATCTATGAAATCGTCCAAGTATGGCCTGCTGCGCAGATGGTCTACCCCCACTATTCCTGGAAGAGGGGTAGATTACTTATTTAATAAGTCTGACCAAAGATTTTATCATCATAAGTGTGAGCACTGTAATGAATGGCAGATACTCACACTCGAAGACAACCTTATCCAAATAGATTCTACGGGAGTAGATATAATAAATGAACAAATCCGTGATAACACCTATGCGTTCTTATGCTCCAAGTGCCATCGACCTTTGAATAGATGGAATATTGGGGAGTATGTTGCCATGTTCCCCAGCAGGACTGAAATAAGAGGATACCACATTTCCCAGCTAGATTCGGTATGGATATCAGCGGATAGCGTTATGCGTAATCAATTTAGTTACAAAGTAAAGCAACTCTTCTATAACTATGTAATTGGTATCCCTTACGCCTCCGAGGGTCTTGTCATAGTAGATCAAGATATTTTAAATTGCATATCCTACGATCAACCCATTGGATTCAGAGATTACTCTAAGTACAAGAAAGTATTTGCTGGAATAGACTGGGGATATATGTCCTGGTTAGTTATACTTGGCTTAACAGAGGATAATCAGATAGAGTTATTAGATCTACACTGGGTGCCAGAAAATCCTAACAAGCCATTAGACAACGTCAATGTATTTACAGCCATACTAAAGCCCTATAACCCAGATGTCATAGTGGCAGATGCTGGATATGGTGCAGATAGAAATACTTATTTACTACAACAATTCCCTGGCAGGGTATTCGCTTGTAACTGGGGAACTTCTAAGGACAATATACCAATTGTTGATAATTGGAGTGATAACATTCAGCAAGTGCGAGTAGATAAAACTGTTAAGATGAAACGCACCCTGTATAACATCAAAAGTAGGTCTTTGAGAACCTTTGGTAGATGTGAGAAGCTCGAAATGCTTATAAAACACCTAAAAAACGTGCGCACCATGATGGAGGAAGAAGATGGCCTAATCTATGAGAAGGTAACAAGAATAGGTCCGGACCATACTGCATGTGCGTTAACCTATGCCTACATCGCTGTGGATCGTGTACTTGGCTTGCACGCACCTAAACAAAACTTCAACTTTGATTTTATGTAACGGGGGTGTCAATGTGGAATTACTTGTGGTAGCGAGATCATCTGAAGATAGGCATCATGTAATCCTTAGATGGGGAAAGCATTATGGGGTAGTAGAAAAAGGAATGAAACCATCTCAGGTAAAATGGGGTAAAAAGGATATACTGGATAGGTCTCTTACCGGAAAGAACTTTGAAGAGGTAGAACCCCCAGTTGTATTCCGACCAGTGGTTAAAAAATCATTGAGCTCGGGATTAACTTTGTATTTAGACGTGCGCAAATCTCACCAACTCAATTTTGGTCACCTAGTTAAACGAGCGGTTCAGGTTAAAGGTAAGAATGGTAAACAATTTACCCGCATGCAGTGGGTAAACCCCGGACAGGCCAGTACTGGCCATGGTGTGAGAAGAATTAACAATTCTAAGGACTGGCTAAATGCTGTGGGTGATGGAGTTATGAAACACCCCATGCACAAACAAGCTATGGAAGATCAGGGAGTTGACATGGATAAGCATCATATTTATGGTGAGCATCCCGCATTTTTTGTACCTGAGACCGCTGAATCAAGGAAAGGTAAAACTGGAAGAGATTTCATCCCCCACAAGGACAGTGAATTTAGTAAGAGATACAATGAGAACCAGGAATCTATCAGTAGTGAGACAAAATCAGATGTAGATAAAGGTATAATACGTACAGAAGTATCTGAGTTACTGAGAGACTACAAAGCAGGTAAATCTCTTGCCCCTGTTTTTGATTCTATGGAGTCAATGTTCTTAAAAGGGACCACTCGTCAGAAATACCTTAGTTTGAGAGAAGGCATGAGTAAACACTGGAAAACCTTACACCCCCAAATTGAGGAATCTATATCTTCTAGTAATAGTTCTGAGTATGCAAAAAAGATTCAGCTATCAACCTTAGACCGTATATCCAAAATGACAGATTCAGGTAAGGATGGTGTTAATAAAGACCTTGCTGTGATGGCATCTCATCCCGCTGTTGCTAAGTACGCGGTGGATAAACTTTTAGGCAGGGAAAGAGCTAATGTTCTCAGAGCAAATATGAGGGATGGAAATCTAACCATCAATACTAGTCAAAAGCATCTTGACAGTATACTGAAAGATGGTTACGTAGCAAATACCTCAGAAGATTATGTAAGGTCTAGGGGTACCAAAAGGGACATCCGTGAATATAATAAAATAGCAGATAGCAATGTGGATATGGATGCTAAACTAGAGATGATACAAGACATCATTGATAGTGATCCTAGCGAAGAGCGAAATAGCCCTTCAAACATTATGTGGCGTAACATATCAGACAGAGCCGAAGCTGAATATTTGTGTATGGGATTAGATATAGGAGATAATATAAAGCCTAATTACCTGGCTTTTAATCCCGATGGCAGTTCTCTAGGGGCCTGTACATCTTACGGAGATGGAACCTCCATCAAACTAAACTCTTCGATATTGAAAGACTGTACGGGTAATATGTCTGACACTTTCTATAAAACCCGGCCAATAGCTAAAATACATGATATGGATCACTTAAAGGACATATACATGCTGCGCATGATGCATGATGCCCAAGGTGGTGGAGATATTTTTAAGGACATCCCCGAATGGGCTAATGGTGATCACATGTGGCCTGAAGATGTACCAGTTGAGTTGCACTACCACAAACCACGAATAGACCCTGAGCTTATTAGTGTCAATGGCAACAGACCAGATAGTTATGAGGACTACGAGGAAGAGGATGAAGGCAAATATGATAATTGGGGGTAGACCGAATGCCTGGACAAAAGCAATGCTATGTAGTAGCTGAGAATAAACCCAATAGAAGAATAATTGTCAAACTTGGGGACCAATACGCTTGCATCAAAAAGGGGCAATCTGTTAGTCAATACCACTGGAGAGATCATAAGTTACTATCTAGCATGGTTCTGAAGGGTGGCTATGAAGAATTGGACATTCCCGTATTATTTAGACCCTTTAATGACTATATAAACAAGTCTATGACATTATATATTGATAACTAGGGGGTGAGACATATGGAACTTTTAATAGATTTAATAAAAGCTGGAAAAGCACACCTGCCAGAGGGTGCAGAGCGTTGTGCCTACAAAGTTCCCAACGAATATGGTGTGATTTACATACCCATCAACAGATTGAAGCAGATCTATCAGACTGATAAGGCCACCAACCAGAACAAGGTGAAATCTCTAGTGAATAAGATGAAATCACATGCCACCATTGACCCAGTTGAGATAGGCTATAATTATGATATTCAGAACGGACATCATAGATACGTAGCTAGTGATGAACTGGGGTACACACATGTGCCTTGTGTTGTGGTTGGAACAGATGATGCTAAAATAAGAAAAGCTAAAGAGATGTACCGTTCAGTGTGGAAAAGTGATTCGGTCAGCATACAAACCATGCTAAAGCAAAATTTGCACAGCGAAGACGATGCTATACAGGACTACAGAAAATTAATAATTAATCTGACTGATCCCAAAATACGTCCAGTCATTGAAGAGATACTAAAGGATGAAGAGAACCACCACCATAACTTAGAGCAAGTGCTCTTATATGTTGAAGGGGACAAAGAAGCTTTATCAGAGAGCAAATTAAAGAAAAGTGAATTACTGTCCTTGGTGCTAGATTTAAGCAAGGCACATATGCTCCACAAGGATAAGCTGGTTAAACGAGCGGTTCAGGTTAAAGGTAAGAATGGTAAACAATTTACCCGCATGCAGTGGGTAGATCCTAAAACTGGCCAACCTGCCTCTAAAGGGCACAAAGTTGAAGAGGACACGCAGCCTAGGCACCGTGCAGTGGAACAAACTCAAACTAATAAAGAGATTGATTGGGATGATGACTCCATATGGGGTGGGGATGAGGACAATGAGGAGGTAAGAGATAGAGATGAGGAGGAAGACGAGGATACCGGAGAAGAGCCTGTAAAAAGTAAAGATAGGCAAGAACCTGAGGAGGATGATGCTGAAGATGAGGATGAGTTCCCATCTGTAGAGGAACTGGTGCGCAGGAAAAAGGCTAAACAAAATCCTAAGGAAGCTAAGGTTAAAACTAATACTAACAATAGCAATAAAGGCGGTCAAACCACCTTTGTATCTGATGTTGATCATTTCGAGAATGTCATAAAGAAGAAATACACTCATGATCACATTATGGACCAAGCTGATAAACAAGGTATCACATGGCAGAGATTGGACCAATATGGGGAAATGTTCTCTCCGCCTATGAATTGGATGAGAGCTGCAAGTGCCATAAAAAACCTCATACGTAATGGTGGTGTCTTTGAAATAGAAGACAATGCCAAAGATACAGATAAGGCCATGCAAGAGAAAAGTAAAAGCACCGTGGAGAAACACTTCTTGGCACTGCTGAATAAGCACGAAGGAAATAAGCAGGAGTTTATGGAGTGGGCTCGTAATAATGATTACGGTTGGAAAGAGAAAGACGATCCAGTAATGAATTGGATGTATTTTAAAAAGCACATTATGACTTTGTTATCTCAAGGCAAAATGGTAGGTGGGGTAAGGACCCAACAGAAGGATTTGATGTCTAAAACCAATGCTATAGTTACCCCTGACATAAAAGAGCAAGTCAAGCTACTGGGACAAAATTACGATAGAAATGATATCATGTCTAGGGCTGAAGCATATGGGATAAATTGGACAAAAGTAGATAAAAAGGGAAATGACCTCCCCCCAGCTATGGTATGGATGAGATGCTCCTCTGAAATACAGCTATGGCTGGCTCAAGGTCACGAATTTCTTATGGATGGGAAAAATCCTAACAAGGGAGTGACATCTGCTTCAGCAAAAATAGAAGATGTTAAGATAGGAAAGCATCAATCCTATGCTCTTGACTTCGCAGGGAGAAACAGCAAAAATTATGAAGAAAAGGCTCGCAAATGGGCTATAAAATCTATCATGATAGACAACCCTAAAATGACTGATCTAGATGCTGATACCTTCTATAAGAAATTTGTTTCCAATGCTTCCGAGGCACGTATTATGATACACATAGACCCACTTGAGAAATTACCTGGGGGCATAACCACACTGGACCAATTTAGCTCAGATGGGCACCTACGCAACCCCTTTCAGATAGGCAATATAGACGCAGAGGCACAAGAGATTGCAGAACGCGAGTTATATGGGGAAGGGTTTGATGAGGCCCCACCAAGGGAACGTCCTATTTATGGTAGTATGGATTTATTTAACCAGGGGTTGGACTCTTCAGGATATGGTAGCATAGCTCTGGTGCTAAAGAATGATGTTAAGAGTAGATCCTCTGTTACTATGGGAGATTCAAATAGCTTGCCATGGGAGACTAATGGTAAATTAACCAGACATGCCACTTCTTCTCACCAAGCCCTAATTGACAGATGGACTAGTAAATGGGCAAATCCTAAGAAGGCAGATGCTGTACGTAAGAGAGCTATGGAATCTATTGCCAGTGGCACTAGGAATAATGACCCAGGTTTTTTTGAAACACAAATACTAGGTGGGGTGGATTTTAAAAGGGACGTGGATCATGTGCTGGTTCCACAGGATTGGAGTACTAATAAGGACCACAGGGATAAGCATGAAAAGGTTAAGGCTTTTGCTAAACTTCACGGATTACAGGTTAAGTATGAATAAGGGGTGAGTATAATTGAGCATAGTTATTAAAGCTATGAAATTGACTGAAGACCCCCATTCCACCAAACTGCTTTACGAAAAGGATGGGGTGCTATTTATACGTAACGGATCAGATGGGTTTACAAAGGGGGTTAAATCTCAGTCCTCTTTGGTTTCACTCAAAAATAAGTGGGGATTTAGAGACGTAGAAAACTCCCCTACCTTTGGCAGTGGTGTGGAAATACAAAGAGCTTTACACTTATTTGATCTCAAGAGTGATGGGAATATAGTGTATTCTGGAAGGAATATTCATTTCTAGGGGGCGGTAAAATGTCAGGAGTGCATCAATACGCTGTACTAAGGGGAGCTTTATCAAGGGAGGGTTTATTGGATCGGGGTAAGCAAAATGGTGTGTTGTGGGATGAGTCTAGTCATGAGGGGGTCAATTGGCTAAGATACAGCCATGCTCTGGTTTCCCACTTAGACGCTGATAAGCCTTTTCATACTGACGACGTAGATTTAAATACGTTAAAGCAAATGCATAACCACTACACACAACTAAGAAAATTACACATTAAAACTATGATACCACATGTGAAAGATGCCCTAAAGCATTTGCAGGACAAGGATGTTAACACCCATAAACATCCAAATGAATACTTGTCAGAAGTGTATCAACATCTGAATGAAAATGGTGGCCACCATTGGGCTGATAAGTCTAGAGCTCTAAATCATATGAACACCAGAATAAAATACTTGGGAAATAGAATAGAGGCTCAGGGTCAAAACTAATTACATGAAACTAGGATTTAAAGAGCAGAACTTTGCGTTCTGCCTTTTTTCTTTGTTGAGGGGGTTAGAAATGGGAGAAGAAGTTGAAGTAACCCAAGAATTATTAGATAAGGCTAGGAATCATGATGAGATTTCTAGCAACCTCATATATAAAGGTTTTTATAAACTGATACATTATCTTTGTAGGAAGTGGGCAGGGAAAATATGGAGCAATGACTACTCAATGCAAGAGGAGTTATTTAGTATCTCTCACGTAGCATATATGAAAGCTCTTAATTCATTTGACCCCCTTAAAGGTGTAAAGTTTGCCACCTATCTCTCCAGATGTGTAGAAAATGAGATACTGATGTACTACAGGAAATGGAAAAAGATTAAACATGAGGTATCCTTCGAAACGCCAGTGACCCATAATGCGGAAGGGCATGAGTTGTTCCTGTCAGATCTTTTAGAAAGCAAAGAAGATGGCTATGATGATTTAGAATTTAGGGAAGGCTTATGGAAAGAGTTTAAAGAGTTCGACTTAGGATCTAAATATGGTAATCTATTAAATCTCTCCATAATAGAAGGGAAAACACAGGTAGAGATAAGGGACTCTTTAGGGGTATCCCAGTCTTACGTATCTAGACTTGTTAAGAAGCAAACCATTAAGTTTAAGAAACACCTGGAGCAAGTCAACATAATAGAGGGAGGGGATAGAATGCATAAGTCTACATACACGCAAGAACAAAAGGACAGGGTCAAGTACTTACTTGAAAATACCATTATGCTACAGCAAAATATAGCTAAGGAGACTGGGGTGAATCAATCAACGGTGTCTATAATGTCTAGAAAACTAACAAGACCAGAGGGTGCTTTTAGAACTTCTAAAAAAGAAGAGGTTCTGGATGGAGAAGTGACAACTACTTTTTGGTCTAAGGATCGAGTAGCTGAACATTTTGGAGAAGAGATAGATACTCCGTCTACAGCAGTTACTCCACCCTTACCTGATGGGGTATTGGAAGCCCCTCTTCACCCATCCCTACAAGAGATGGACACCTCTAGTAAACTAGAGGACACTCCCACTATACAGGACCGATTAGTACATAAGGACAACTTACCAACAGGTGCTACAATCATAGAGTTAGTGCGGGACGGTTTAGACGCAGACTCACTTGAGTGGGAGGTACACAACCTAGTGGAGTATCTGAGGAGACTAAAACCCACTACTATTTCAGTAGAACTAAAAATAACATTCTAGAGAAATCTCACCTACTTACCAGGATATTAATTATCCTGGTAATTTTATTTTCTCACCTGCTTTAGATTTTTAAAGGTAAGGAGGCGAGGTCAGTTGATCAAGCATTGGGAACATACTGAAATCGTGGATGGTGCTACTTTTGAGAGATTTAAGTCATTCAAGGCCCCTGTTTTTCCCAGCGCACCCTTACCTAATAATACTGCGGTATTCATCTCTTGTAGTGGTAAGAGATTAGAAGGTATATATGATCCCGAATTAAAGTCCATACGTCAATTTAGATACTTAGAAAACCCTCCCCCTAATAGGGATCTAAGATTATATTTAGATGCTATATCCAGTCCCCACATTACTATGATAGCTATAGATGGTCTGATGGGAACAGGTAAAACCTCCAATGCTGTAGAAAGTGCTGTAGAGTTTATAAATTCTACTCCTTGTGCTAGAGGTGACCTTAATTGCACTAAGGTGGTTATAGCCAAACCATATGTCAATGCTGGAGGGGAAGAATATGGCTTTTTACCTGGAGACGCTGATGAGAAACTAGACCCTACACTAACTAATTTCATTCAGTATTTTGACAGATTTAGCACTATTGGATTTAAGAAATTGCGAGAGCTAGGACGTGTTAAGGTTTTACCTTTAGGGTTTATACGTGGATTAGATGCCGAGAATATGATTATCCTAGCGGATGAGTGCCAAAATACTAGGGAGCTAATATCCTTGGCCACTAGAAAGGCTAAGAATAGTAGGATATTTTTTCTAGGGGATACAAGCCCTTTCCAAATAGACCTGCAAGGGGTTGCTCCTAAAAAGAATGGGCTAACCAATATTATAGATCTATTGTCTGGAGCCCCTTATTTTCAGTATATTGAGCTTAAAACCCTGGAACACATAGTTCGTAGTGACGAAGTGAGAGACATAGTTAAGAGGTTATTTGAGAAATACGGGGAAAACCCTCAAGAATGGATAATTCAATAGTATGTGCTCATTATAGGTGAGTGAGGTGAGGAGGATAAGAAATGGCTTTAGATAGAACAAGTACTCAGATGATAAAGTCCCCATTTCCTAATGGAGCAACTCTCAAGAAATCATTACTAGGAAGCAACAACCTTCAGTTAGCTGATTTTGGATATGATAGTAGTAATCCTGTAATGACATATCTCTCTGCTGTTAATAATGCAACATCTTTTCTATCGGAGCGTGGTTATGGCACGCTGGAAATACCTGCAATAACAGGAGTGTCAGATTATATATCCTATCTTGATGCTATCAAAGAAGACCTTAGTGTTAAACTCAGGTATCGTTATAGTTTCTATCGATTTCCCATTAATTCCGAATCTAGGGCTATAACTGGCTCCTTCCAGTTGGGTGACACTGTATATAACACGGATATTACTACCAACAAGGCCTTAGGATGGGTGTGTGTGGAAGCAGGCATACCTGGCAAATGGCAAGCTTTTGGTTTTATAAAGGATTGGTACACAGAGATAGAGAAGGTGACTGTATTACCGGAAGCTGGGCCTATGCAAGAGGGCAGGCAAGTATACGTAACTTCTGGAATACCAAGCATATATGTATGTAAAAAACTAAGTGATGGCAGCTACAAGTGGTTTTGGATGGATTACTCCTATGGCACTACGGTGCAGAGAGATGCTTCCGTTAAAACTATGGGTATGCCTTACTTTAACACCGATACTGGATACCCTGAATGGTGGAATGGGTTAGCTTGGGTAAAGATGATGGATCTGGTTGACGAAATTATAAGTATAAATGAGGAGTTATCCCTTAAGACAAACGAAGAAGACTTTGTTGCGTATAAGGCAGATTACCCAACATTAACACAATTTCCTATAATTGTTCCAGAAACAGACGATACCGCCAGGATTAACAGAGGAATAACCAGTGTTTTTAATTCAGGTGGTGGTTTTTTACTTATACCAACAGGGGTATATAATATCAACGCGCTCACCTCTGTAGTAATGAAGAATAATGTATCATTAATATTATCTCCCAATGCAATATTACAGGCAATAACCAATAGTCTAGATGCCTATGCGATTGTGCTTTTTGATGGTGTGGATAATTGTAAATTGATAGGCGGAATTATAAAGGGCGATCGCACAACACATACCGGGATTACAGGTGAAAGCGGTATGGGGATATGGGTAAAAAACAGTACCAATATTGATATCATCGATGTGAGGGTAGATGATTGTTGGGGTGATGGTATTTATATTGGGGGCACTGGTACATTAGGAAAGAGTGTTCACGTAAATGTTATTATATGTAAAGGCAATAATAATCGCAGAAATGGTTTAACTATTGCGGCGGCTGATGAATGGTCGGTAGAGGATTCGGTATTTAAAAATTCTAATGGTATTGCCCCTGAAAGCGGTATTGATATTGAACCAAATCTAGATAAGCCAGGAGTCACTAATGGTAATGTTAGCAATACTCATTGTTATGGTAACGCTGGACATGGTATTGCAATCTCACAACCTACCACTAGCTTTATTAATTTAGAAGGTAATTTCTGTTATCAAAATAGCTTATCCGGTATACAATCCGCTTATGTTGGAGAAGGAGTAGAATTAAAAAGTAATTCCTGCTATGAAAATACAATCCACGGGATAAGCCTTCTTGGAAATAATTCATATTCTCCTAAACGATTAAATGTTTCGAATAATAAATGTTACCGAAACACAAAGTCTGGAATCTATGCCTACGAACGCATTAAGCTATCAACGATTAGTGATAACCACTGTAAAGAGAATGGTGAGCATGGCATTTATGCAGACTTAACATTTGAGAGTAGTATAGTTTCCGATAATGTATGTGAAGCTAATGGCCAAGCTATGCACAATACGTATGACAACATTCATATTGTGAACAGCAGTAACTATAATCTATTAAAAGGCAACAAATGCAGAAAGGGGGACCTGGCGAATAAACCTGCTTATGGAATTTATATGGGCAGTAATGATTTCAATGATTTAAAAGATAACGACGTAACATTAGGTGGAGAAACAGGAAATATATATTTACCTGCCACAAGCACTAACATATCAGTTAAAGGGAATCGTGGGTATGTAACGGAAGCTAATATTTTATCTGGCACATTAGCTCTTGATTCTGGTGGATTTAAAGAATTAACAATTGCTCATGGGTGTGGGTATACCCCCAGTTTAAAAGATTGTTCGGTAACTCTTGTGGAAAATACCGCCATATCAGATTACGAGATAAACCTTATAATTATTAGGAGCATAAATGCGACAAACGCAGTAGTAGGCGTATACATCAAAACCGCTTCTGCATTAGCTGGTTCAACGGCTAAACTAGCATTAAAAGTATCAAGAAATTAGGGTTATCTGTAATCATTGATTTCGAGTATGATATCACTTAATTCATAGTGGATGGAAAAAGCAAACCAACCCCTCAAAATCGCTAGGGGAAAAACTACAAGTCATTACTATTTACCCCCCATAATACTCATGAGACGATTTCAAGGTTTTGGATTCATTTAATTGAATGGAGATGAATAGATGACTAAGTTATTGCTAAAAAACGGTTCTCACGCATACACCACACTCACTCCTGAAGAAGTAAGATCCTATCTACACGGTGGGATCAAAACCCAAGTCATCAATGGATTTGAAGACCTACCAGGCACCATTCCAGTGTATATCTATGTCCATGCTATAATGCTTATCTACATTTAATCCCATACAGAGAGATATAAACACACCCCTACTCTTGGATTAGTGGGGGTATGTTTGTCTTCAAAGGTAAACCATCAAACATTGAGGAGAGTGGATTCATGCCGTATTCCTTATCACCAGAATTTGTATCAAAATACAGAAATAAAATACCTGATTGGGGTATACTGGGTTGGGAAACCTACAAGAGAACGTACGCACGGTGGATTCAATCTGAACTTAGGTACGAAGAATGGTGGGAAACCTGTAAAAGAGTTATCGAAGGTAATTTTAATCTAGTGCCCAATGACCCAACATTCACTATGGAAGAGATGGAAACAGCCTATGATTTGATGTTCTACTTAATATGGTTACCTCCTGGCAGAGGTTTGTGGGTATCCGGCACTGATTTTGCTAAGAAGCATGGGGATGCCCTAGTCAACTGCTGGTTTATAGCATGTAGACCGCAACCTTACCTAAAAGGAGAAGAAGCAAAAGTATCATTCCCTTTTGTGTTTATCTTTGACGTATCTATGAAAGGCGGAGGCTCTGGATTTACTGCTCGTAAGAAAGATGTTAGTTTGATACCAGTGGTGAGTAAAAAGATTAACCTCTTTATAAAGTGTGATGCAAATCACCCAGACTTTAGTATAGATGTCCCCACAGCCAAATTGGATTATGGTGTTGTAGATAAAGTGATGCCAACTAAAGGCATATTAATTGGAAAAGTGAACGATTCAAGAGAAGGTTGGTGTGATGCTCTAAGTTGGGTAATTGATAGCCATTTTGCTGGGTTGTGGGAAGCCAATTTGGTTATTGATATCAGTGACGTACGGGGTTACGGTGAAGAGATAAAAGGATTCGGTGGGAAGTCTAGTGGCCCTAGATCACTTGTTGAACTTCTGTGTGGGGTAAATGACCTTCTCAATCTTAGGCATCAAGGTAACCTGTCTTCAGTAGATGTAGTAGACATAATGAACATGATCGGAAGATGTGTTATTGCTGGTAATGTTCGTAGAACCGCACAACTATCTATTGGAAGTACCGATGACATTGGGTTTATGCAAATGAAGGATTTTGGAGTAGTAGATGAAATTTGCCAAACAGACGTTTCAGGTAATTTCATCTGGGAAAATGGGAAACGAGTCTTAAAGCCTATGAACATCCTACAGCATCTTTACGAAGAAAAAGAACTTCAGGGGTTAATTTACACCCATCATGCTCAAAGTAATCACAGGTGGTCCTCAAATAACTCATTAATGGTTACTCCTGAGTTTGATGATTGGAAATTCCTGTCAGATAAGCTAAAGATAAATGGAGAACCTGGGTACATTAATGAGTACCTCATCCAGAACTATGGGAGACTGATAGATGGGGTACAAGAAGGTATAGATGGGGAGGCTGAAGGATGCAATGCATGCGTTGAAATAACTCTTGCCAATGGTGAGCCTTGCAACCTGGTGGAGAATTTTCCCCTCAATATTAACAAAGCTAATAAAGACTACAAGAAGGTCTTAGATATCTCTGCCAGATACGCTTATAGGGTCACTCATTGCATTCATGACTGGGAAGTTTCTAGGGATATTGTGTCTAAGAATAGAAGGATTGGTGCCTCCCTGTCGGGTATCCAGGATTGGGTACTTGAAGAATTTGGCGGTGAAGTATTTACTGGGTGGAAAACTACTAATGGTTTGACTCTACCTACTGGAGTAAATCCACTAGTAGTTAAGGCGTTGGATGACTATTACCATACAATTAAGGAATCCGCCACCAAATACGCTAAAGCACTGGGCACTAACACCCCTATAAAATTTACAACAGTCAAACCATCTGGTACAATATCACTGCTAGTGGGTGCCTCACCTGGTATGCACTGGCACTATTTTGGGTATGGGATACGTAGAATGCGATTCCAAATGGATGACATGTTACTTCCAATACTCAAACAAGCAGGTTATTACATGGAACCCGATATAAAGGTGCCAAATACCATGGTTGTTGAGTTCCCTGTAAAAGCATGCACGGCGGACCATCCTAAATTTAGATCCGCCGGACAAGTACCAATCTATGAGCAATTTGCTTTCCAAGCTTTGTTATCTGAATACTGGGCAGACAACTCTGTCTCCTGCACCATAACTTTTCAGCCCGAAGAAGCAGATCAGTTAGAGGGACTATTAAGACATTATAGCACTAAGATTAAGGCCACCACATGCTTACCATATAAAAATCATGGGTATGCTCAGGCACCTTATGAACCTTATTCAGAGAAGGATGGGAAAAGTCCCAAACAGCAATACGAGGAAGCTCTATCCAAAATAACAGATAGGCCAGTGGATATTTATACTAGGCTTCACCTAAGTGATAATGCTAAGGAAGAGCTGGAAGCAATATTAGGCTCTGACTGTACTACAGGGGCCTGCCCAATACGATAGGAGGTGTATCATGATATTTCCTATATTTTGGATAATACTGGGGTTAGGTCTGGCAATACCCTCCACCTTAGTGCTGGCAATTAACCTCATACTAAAGGCAGTTAATGGAGACAAATATGAAATAAACTTATTTCAGACGTTCAAGGTATACTCCATCTCCTTGATTGGATGGGCTACAACATTTGGCATAAGATGAGGTGATGACTACATGTGTGAAGAAAAGTTTGGGGGTTGGTATCCCCCAGTGCAGAAGTTTAGCGATCAGCATCTTAATAAAAAGTCCACCCAAGAGGAAGAACGGGAAGAGTCCCTTAAGAAAACAATAAACTTTGAGACTCTTCAAAAACGTATGGATTTTAATCTTTTTAAATAGGGGGTAATGTAAATGGGTCAATTTCTTGAGCCTAGTGAAAACCATACAACTGGGTATACATTCCTGAAATGGAATGGGAAGTATGGTGATGAGTCTAAATTTGTTATCAGGGACAACAAAAATGGTAAACAATCTTTGTTTACCCCAGGTCGTGCCCATGATGTAACCTGGGCTAACACAGACTTGGAAAATGATGAGGAATTCTCTGAATGGCAAGAATTTGGCAATGAGACTGTGGATGATCTGGATTATGTATCATTCTAGGAGTTACTTAAAATAAGACTGGGCATATGCCCCGTCTTATTTTTGTTTTTAGACTTAATGAATACTGAGGAGGTGCCTTGTTGATGAGGTTTTACATAGATGTAGTAAAAGGGGAAGAAGGTAAGTCTATTGGACCACGTAGACTCCATAAAGAGAGATTAGTAAGAAGGATGGTTCAGGTAAAGGGGAAAAATGGAGGGACTTACTCCCGCATGCAATGGGTAGACCCACGTGGAGATACGCCCTCACAAAAGCACTCTAGTACGGAATCAGATACTAAGGATGCCCATCCCCATGACAGTGACCTAAAAGACCAGGTGCACAAGCTAGTGAGTAAAATGAGCAAAGAGGAGAAATATCAGTGGTTAGACAAACATGGCATACAGTGGAAAAGGAATGATCATCCCAACACTGACCACATAGAGGCAGTAAAGGCTTTAAAAAAGTTTCTTAATGAAAACCCTCATCACCTTGATTTGGAGCACTTATCAAAAAGAGGTGGTAATGAATTAGACATAGAATCTGAGTCTGATAAACTCATGAATCCTGTTGACAAATTGATAAACAGAAAGTCTAAGCAAGAGAAGTGGGATCTCATATCTAAATATGGAGTACAGTGGAAGGAAAACTCCAATGATAAAATAAACCAGATGCGTGCTTTCTCAGCACTGAAGCAATATTTAAAGGAAAATCTGGAATTAGCTGGGTTGTCTAAAGAAGATTTTGATAAGGCTAACGCCATGGGGGATGAAGTTGAAAGGGTAGGACAAATAGGGGAATTAGTGAAGAAAATGAGCCCCAAATTAAAGTTAGGTCTTGCCAAGCAGTATAAGATAGAGCCTGAACCTACTGGGGACAGTAACATTGATAACATAAACCGCACTAAAGCTATTACCAAGTTTTTAAGTGAGGATGCTAAAGAGCTAGAGTTCATTAAGAGTAAGCTAGAAAAACATGAATTAAAAAACATGAAGATTTCCGTCAAGGAAATGATGGCTATAATACGAAGACTTGGTAAATTAACCCCTAGAGAGATAAAAGCTTCAAAAGAGGATAAAGAATGGACATTCAATGACGCATCTATGGCATCTATTAATGAGGATGACAATGGTAATCCTGTTCTATCCATTATAGATGGGGAGCATGGTAAGTGGGAAGTTAAGGACATACTCCTAAAGGATGTTAAAATCTTTTTAGATGGTTTAGATGAAACTAAGGCTAAGGCTAAAGAAGCCCCTAAGTATGGTAAAGATGACATAGTGGGATTGTTGAAGACAATGTTTGATAAACCACAAGTTAAGAAGATGGCAGAAGGATTATGGATCTTTAGATCTAAAGATGGATCCACGGGTCAAGTAGAAATAACCTCGGAGGGGGTTACCTTTAGTAGGACTGATAAGGATTGGGAGCGTACCTGGGAACACGATGAGGTAGAAGAAGTCCTAGAGAGGTACCACAGACCCCTACATGAAAAGTCAGTGCATGATATAAAAGAAGCTCTGGAAGATGACCCTGAACTATATAAAGGTAGGGTTAAGAAGAGAATAGAGGATAGTGTACGAGACGATATATTTAAGCATGAGGGCACTTATGGAAGATATGACTCTACAACCCTATATGCGGATGCGACCTTCGGTACTGAGCTATTAAAAACAGTGGCAAAAGAACATGCTTTTTGGGACCCCAATACTGAAGATTTAGATATACGTTCTGATGAATTTAGTGAATTTATGTACAAATCACTAGTAGATCCTGAAAAATCTAAGAATGCTATGGATTATGTTGTCACTACTTTTGGGGAAGACAACCCATGGGTATTAAAGGAGTCTGCTAAGAACTGGGAACCCATAGAGCGCAGAAAAGCTAGAAAAGAGATGTGGTCTAGCCATGGTAGAGTATCCCTAATGTTTCCTAATGATGTCAGAGGACAAATATCCAAACATTTTAACATAGTTACGGGTCATCTACCTTTTGATATCATTACCGATACGCTAATAAAACATGGGTTATCAATTAAGGCTCCAACCTCTGATAAAGAGGATAGCCCTATATTCTCTTACGATTTTAACGATCATCAAATAACTTTACCTTACACTTGCACAGAAGATGCTGATTTCCTTGAAACCGAAGACCCCTATGAATTCCACCCCAGTGTATCTATAGATGGAAGGTCTTATAAGGATAGTAGCCTAGGATCAACTTTAACACATGAATTTGGTCATGCTATAGATCATTTCTTTGCTGGCGGAGGGTCTAATACCATGACTCATTGGCAGGGTAGTAAAGAGGCTATGAAGTATTTAGGTAAACATAGTAATGCTTTGTTTGAATCTTATTCTAAGTCCTTAGGAGAGGCAACTGGGAATAGTGGTAGTGGGAGCCCCTGCTCCAAAAGAGGAAACTATTATGTTCATGAGGATAACTTTCTTTCCCCGTATGAGGGGAGAATATACGGCCCCACCAACAAAGAGACAGGTCTACCAGTTGGCCTTGTAGCTACAAGCTATTCTTCTAATAATGTCATTGATACCACTTTTAAGGGCGCAACAAAACCTCCCAAAGGTGTAATTTGGGGTTGCGAACACTGGTCAGAAAGTGTATCAAAATATTCCTCTGCTGCTCATCATTATTTTAAATATATGCAGGAGACTAAGGGACAAGAAGATTCTAAATCGTTCCCCCAGTGGTGCACAGAAGGATCTAAGAAATACCACGAAGTAAAGGTCAACTTTGACTCTAAGAATGAGTTGGAGAGTGCCCACCCAGATTTACACAGTGCATTCAGATACAAACACCTAGAGCAACACCACCCTATAATGGCAGATGCAATAGACCACTTATTAAATAGGGGAGATTTCCCTCCAAAACTAGGCGGTAACGAGGTACGTACTAGGTACACAACTAGAATAGGACCTAACAAAAAGGGGCAAGGCAGAAGGTCCAATGCGCCAACTATTATGCCTAAAACAGCCAAATCCTTAACTTTTTATGTAAGGAGCTAATAATATGAGGATCAAACTCAGTGGCATAAATGAGGAAACTGGTAAGGCTCAGAATGGTTATATATTTTACAATCCTGATACCTCAGAAGTATTGATCACATATCCTGATGACATTGAGAGGAAGAGGTTGTATCGATACCTCACTACACCTCAGTTACTCACCCATGGCATACCCCTTGGACAGTCTGACTCTGATTTCATAGGCCATCACAAGAAGCCAGATACACCCTCAGACAGCACTGAACTATTGTTGCATGCTTTAAGTGACATGCAGGGGTGGATTTCCATAGCAGCGGATTGGAGAAATCCTGTGTATGATGATCATAGTACTTTAAAGTCTTTAAAAGGTGACACGATATACAAATTAATATAGGGGGTGACTTTATGCCTTGCAATAAAAATAAGTTACTATTTCTAATACCATTAGATGACTTTATATTTAAGGCGGGAGGCGGTAGGGGAGGACTGATTCAGTCTATTGTAACCTATGTTCGTAATGGCCACACCATCACTAGAAAACAATGGGTAAGAAGTGAGTTTGAGAAGCATGCTAAAAAGGATGAGGAAGAAAAGCGCGAAACCATACTCCGTATGAAAGAGCGTGAAAAGAATAAGAAGAAAAAGGATCTAACAGAGGCCCAGGAGATAGCTGATAGAAAGGGTGCTAGATCCGCTAAAAAGCTTCATCGTGAAGACAAAGAGCGTCAATCTAAAGGGCACCAATCGAAACCTAAGACTAGTATAGTGTCAGATAGCGAAAGAGAGAAACTGCGTAAGTTAAAAGAGCAGGATCAAGAAAATAAGGTTTCTAGAGAGGAAGAAGAGTCTAAAAGGAAAAAGTTGCAAGATGATAATTCTAAAGAGCAGGAGCATCAAAAGGATAAGGAACTCAGGGA